CGAATAAACCAATAAACAAAAAAAAGGGGTCCGATTCGGACCCCTGTAACTTTCTTCTTTATTCCACGATTATTATTATTCTATTCGTGGAAAGATTACCTTACATCAAGTTTGTAACTTTGACTCGACGATAGTAAACATTGACACCCGCATCGATAGATGCATCAGTGTTCTGCGTGTCACCCGCAGCAACTGCACCAGCAGAAGCAAATGGGTTAGCAGCCATACCGTAACGAGTCTTGAACCCGATTTTAGGTTGGAATGTGTTCTCACCAACCGCACGAACCATTTGCAACGGAACATATGGGCAGTAGAACATACCAGCATCATAAGGCGAAGAACCTTTGTAACCAACAACATAATACTGCGAAGCAGCAACGTTGGCAGAATACGGATCAACATAGACTTTATATCGTCCATTAAGAACACCAGCAAAGGTAGTTGTCGTATCATCAACATTCAAGTTGTTGTTAAGTGCAGGTGTGTAGTCAAGGATACCAGCCATCTGAAGAGCAGACGCAACGTCAGCAGAACAGAGAAGCATGTTACCTTTACCACGACGAGTTTGCTGACCAATCGCATTCGCATCACGTTCAATGGCAAACATTAGACCTTTGAATTTCTCAACAGACCAACGACCGTTAGAGTCGGTGTCCAAATCGAAGATACCAGCAGTCGTTGTGTTAGCTTGTGCACCTTTAACAGCAGCAACATAAACACGACGAACAACTTCACGGTTAATTTCAGCAAGAATTTCCGAACTAAGAATGTTCGCAAGTTCTGTTTCAGCGTCCAAACCATGAACTGCTTTAAGATCTTGAGCAAGTTCCATCGTGTACTCAGCCTTCAGAGCACGGGTAACGGCAGTAACCGTTGATTTGTCGATAGAGAATGCCATCTCAGCAAAAGCGTTTGTGGATGTATCACCCAATGCTTCACCTTGAGCAGTTGTCTGACCAGTCGCACTAGTGTACGTTCCAGCAGAAGGACTGTCGTTAAGCACAGCAGGGTTAGTTTCTGTTGCACCAACATCACCACCACCAGTTGTACCAGCAGCGTTTTGGTTAGATTTACCTTGTCCACCTGGCAGGGCTTCATCAACCAATGCTTCTGCACCATCCGAAGAGATGAAAGAAGCACGCATTGCAAAGATAAGTCCCGTAGGACCAGTCATCGGTTGCACACCGCAAATGTCATACGCAATCAAATTAGGCATGGCACGGCGAACTAGCGAAATAAGAATCGGATCCCAGTTAGAAATCGATCCACCAGTGGAGTTAGTAGGTGCGGCTTCCGAAAGAAACGCAGCATCTTCTCTCATGGCTTTTTCTTGGTTTTCTAGAATAACAGTAGTGACTGCACGCTTATAACTATCCTCGATCCTTGGAAGATCAGGATGCTCTAGGACTGGCTGCCACTTTTCTTGTAGATGTTCTGTTTGAAACATATTCGTTTCTCCTTATTTTATTTTTCTACATTTATTTATAAATTTATGCAAGCTTGGTACGACTGATTGCCGACATATAACTTTTCATTGCTCCAGTCGTATCAATGTCCTGTGCAAGTTCACTATTATCATAATCAATTAAGAAAGATTCTTCCCCACCAGTTTTGGGAAAATAACTTTCCTTCAAAGTATCAAGTTTATGACGAAAACTTTCTTCACTAACAAAATCCAACTCTTCAGTTAAAGATTTAAATTTCTCAATCTCAGTGACAGTAAGGTCTTCAGAAACATCATGCATAATTGCCTCTTTAGTCAAAGACTCAACAACTTTCCTTCTATCAACATTCTCTTCAATAGTATTATTTAGTTTTTCTTCAAGTTCAGAAATCTTTTCTGCTTGAGCTTCTAAAATATCATATTTTTCGTCAGGAACATCAATATAATGGTCTTCAAACAATTGCTTCAAACCAGAAATAAAGTCTTCAGCAATTTCACCCTTCAAACCACGTTCAATCGCAATTTCATTTTCTTTCATCCACTCTTCGACAACGTAACCAAGATAATCATCAACCTTAGTTGACAACTCTTCTTTAATTGTCTCAGTAGCTTCTGAAAGTTGAAGAACGTAGTCTTCTTCCATTCGTACAACTTCACTACGTATTTTAGATTTAACAGCAGCTTCAAAAATTGTTGCGGCCTTAATCTTAAATTCTTCAGAAAGATTTTCTCCGTCAATCAAAGCTTTAACGTCTTCAGCAACACTGATAGTTGACATTTTTTCTTCAATATCTTCTTCGGAAATTTTCTCACCGTCGTGCATTACTTCGTCTCCAGCAGCAAGTTTCTGAGGAGCATCAGATTTTCCAGCACTTTTTTGTTGCGCATCACCTTTAATAGATTTAGCAGCCGCCGACGCTTTTTTACCAATCGCTTTTTCTTCACGATCTTCGTCAGCATCTTTCTCTACTTTTGCTTCGGGGTCTGCACCGCCAAGGTCTTCTTCATCGTTAACTTCATCTTTTACTTTTTTAGGAGCGTCTGATTTTCCACCCGTGTCGTCGGGTTGACTGGCTTCTTCTAGTTCCGCCAATACTTCAGATTCAAGCTCCTCAATTGTTTGGTCTAATTCGGACATGGATTTCTCCCTTTATATACTTTTATTATTTATAAATTACAACATTTTGAGGAATTTAGCAAACTCTAATGCTTCTTTGTTTGCTTGTCTTTTATGTTTTTTAACATCAAATTTCTTCCTTAGTTCTGCAACATGTGCCTCAATTAATGCGCCATGATTCCATACCCACTCCTTTCCTTCCATGACACCTTCCACGAAAGCATTTGGAGCCGATGGGTCAGCAACAATATCTGCGGCAGTTGCGAGATAAAAATCATCTCTCACATAGTTAGCACCATTTCTTTGATCCAAACTTCCCATGCCTCTGGATGAAACGCCCAACTTGGCACCTTCATCCATAAGGTTCTTAACAATTTCCCCCATTGGTGTAGACATAATTTTGGCCTCACCAATAAAATTCTTACCATCAGGGGTCAAAGAAGTAATCATGTGAGATACCCGTTCCAAATTGACGGTTGGTCCGTCTGGATGTCCGAGTTCCCCAAAAGCACGATTTTCTTTGATGAAATTCTTGTTATATTTAGTAACTTCGTTATTAAGGATTTCCATAGGATATACTCGACCATTACGGTTTTTGATATCCGCCTGCATAAAAATGCCTCTAATTTTATAATCCTTTTTACCGCTTTCTTTTTCTTCGGTGATATACTCCACCTCTTCAACGGATTCTGAAAATAATTTTACTATTTGCATTGGTTCATCCTTATGTTGTATAATTTTCGTCTTTTTTGAATTCAATTATAAGAAATCCAGATGTACCAAAACAAGTCAGCTGATGGTCACCAGAAGTTGCTGTTGTGTTAGCCGCAGTTCCCTTAATCAATCCAGCAGTACCATCATAATGACCAGAACCAGCAAGTCTAATCTGAACAATATCAGTTCCAGAAGATACTTCTTGAAGTTCAATATGGCCAGTATCGTCATCTGCACTACCTTGTGTTAGTCCCCACCAAAGCCTAGAGATGTGCAGTTTTGCACCATTAGCGTGACCATCTAGAGCACTCGCATCCAAAATAGCATTATCTGCGGTAGTGTCATCTTCGATATCAACCTTAACCGTAACTGTTCCACCTGCGCCCGGAGCGTTAACAACCGTGTCTCTTAATGTTCTTGTTGTAAATGCCATTCTTTTCTCCTAGATCGCTAACATTTCTTTTTCGAAGTATCCAATAAGTTCCTTCTCAGGGACTTTATATTTCTTAGATACATCTGTAATTGTTCTTTCGAAACTATTTAGGAAATCTGAAGGTTTAGTATCCATCACTTTAAAAATAGAATCAACAGCATCTTTCATCTTTGGAGAAAGTTTTTTATATCCCTTAGACATTTTGTGCTCATTGTTTTCTATAAACAATGTGTATATATTTTCAAATTTCTGATTCATTCTACGGTCCTGCAAATACATTTGAACTACCAGCAGCTACAGAAGTACAACCACTAATAACATCACCAATTCTACCAGCACCATCACCATTTACAAATACAGTAGTAGAACCAGTTGTTATGGCAGCTTGATGTTTAGGACAAGGATCGCCCGGCAAGTCGTGATTTGTGTTCTTGTCATCTTTACAACTCCACGGTTGACTATTTACAAACACATTTACCGAACCCTCTGCTCTGGTCATAGCAGAACAGTGTGCCACATCTGCATCTCCAAGAATTTCGGCCGTTGGTCCTCTAGTTGCTGCTGGCACGTTCTTTCTCCATTAGTGATTGTAATCTGCCGTTCCACTTTGCCATCTCTA